TTAGATCCATCTATATTCAACTCTAATTCTGCTTTAGATTTAATGCATTTATATTGTATATTTGCTTTTGGTACCCGAGTAGCTTCTCTACGGTGCTTCAAACAAACGGACATTGAGGGTTGTATTCTGTGCTCCTTGATATCAGGTCCTACAAACATTAAAAGGGCTACGATATGCTCGATCATCTTACTACTGTTCCTTTGTTTGGTCCGTATTTAATTCTATATTTATGCGTACCCGTACCATTAATATCTACTTCTTTTTTAAGTTCTTTTACATAACTCATTTGTTTTGCTTTTTTTTCTTGTTCAGAAATATAATCTAAAATTTTTCTAGTGTTTCGATCCATTTGCTCTTACCTTGTCCTTTAAAACTTCTATATCTGTTAAAGCTTTTTCCATTTGTTTTTGTAAGAATTGTATGTTGACTTTATTGTGCATCATATCTTCAATTCTTTTTTCTATTTTCTCAGTGGTCTTATAAAGATCCTCCAACAACATCAGTTGTTCCTGATCTACGGGCTTCTGGTCTGAAGCCTTGAGTAAATCAGCCTGCATCAATTCACGTGAAGTCTCCAACGATACTAATCTTCCAGTCAGTTCTGTATAACCTAGCACACCCAATGCCACACCTGCAACAATTCCTAAAATTGTTTTAAGATCTGTGCTTACTTTTGTTCCTTCATTAATCTTCATTTTGGCATTGCTCCTTCAAAAATAACTACATCTGGATTATCTTTTAGGTATTGTATCTTTAAATTGTCCCAATGACTACCCTCTGGTTTCTTGTCAATAAACCTAACAACCCCTAATTTATTACACATATTGAATAATTCTGCAAATTCTACAGGTGGAGGGCTAAGATTCGGTATTCTTTTACACTCTTTTATAAGTTCAAGTTGGGTCTTTAATTTATTTTTTTTCTGCATTTCTGCAATGTATTCATCATCACACACAGCACCTAAAGGCATTCTAAATCTAAAACCTAGTGTTTGATTTTGAGATTCAGCGCTAGATCCTGATTTGTATTCGTGTTGTCTAAGTTCTGTATAAGTTTCCCAACTACCTCTTTCACAAGTATTGTAGTCATTTAAATATTCATTTCTTGCTTGCACATAAGTTGCAACGCAAAGAAAGAATGCGATCCATAATAAATTATCTCGTAAGGTCTTTAAGGTCATAGGTATGGTCCCTCACTGTGTCGGCAAGTTGCCTGTATAAATTTTCTGCCATTGTCCATGTTGCTTCTGCTGCGGACAGTCTTTGTTTAAGGTCGTTAATATCTGCTATTGAGTTACTTAGTTTAGACTCCATCTTAATAATAGTTTCTTGGTTAGCTGTAATAGTATCTGTTAAGGATAATACATATCTTACTGATGTAAATGTTCCGGCTATGATTGCTGCCACAACAGGAACAATTACAATATTTTTTTTAAACCACTCTAGTTTACTTTTGGGTTTTTTCATTATTTATAAAAACCTTTGAAAACCCAATCAACCCATTTATCCCATAGGCTTTTGATTTTATTCCATATTTTTTTAATCATGTTTTTTCTCCTCAATTTCGTAGAAGAAGTTGTCCGTATCTTCAGTCTTCCACTTAGTTGTATTTTCTACATTCCATTCAGAAGTCTGCACTTTCCAGTCTGGAATATTATCTTTCACTGTAAATGAAGGTATATCCCAAATGCATCTGTTGTTAGGTTGTGCTGCATAGTTCCCATCGTCAAGAGCTATGATGTGAGCACATTTGTGCTCGTGCGGTATCTCTGAATGATCCGTGTCAAGTATATTACTTTCAGGATGAGCAAAGTCAACCGTAAATAGGTATTGACCATAGTGCCATTTTTTATCTTTTCCGATGTATTTACCGGCTTGTGATTCTAAAATATCCCAAGTATGTACAGAAGGATAATAACTGAAACAATTCCAAAGCTGTAACTCATCAAGTCTACGCCTAGGAACGTCCTCTGGTTTAAAGCCTCTTTGAATGAACGCAGATATCGGGAGACGATAGAAGACAGCTCCATTTTCCATAATTCCATGAAAAAGGATAGCACGCCCCGTAATAGCCGAAAGACCAAAAATAATACAGTCTTCAACTTCACCGTGATGTTTTTTAAGATCATATAAATATTCTCTTCTAATTTGTGCATATGTCGGTGGAATGTTTGCATTTAAAAAAGCCATAATTTATCCTCATTTGATACTACCCCAGTTATCACCTTCTTCATAATCTACTTTGTTTGGAACTTCAAGTGATACTGTTGACTCCATTATTTCTTTTATTTTTTCTGCTTCTTTTTTATTTTGAATAGATATATCTAATTCATCATGAACTTGCAAATGAGGCAATATACCTTCAGCATGTAAATCTATCATAGCTTTTTTTGTCATGTCAGCTGCAGATCCTTGTATCAATCTATTCAAAGCTTTGTAAGTATATGCTCTTTTAATCCCTGGTCCGTGTTCCGCGAGCGCATCATCGTGAGACAATGGCTTGTGGATACCAAACTGATTGGGCTCCCATAAATGAAACCTACACAGTCGACCCAGCAACGTTCTCACTTTACCTTTACGCTGTGCTCTACTCATTACTGCATCCATCAACTGTTTAACAAAAGGCACTTTACTGTGATATTGTTTAAATAATTCTTCAGCTTGTAGCTTGTTTACACCCAGCTCTGCTTGTAATTTATTTTTACCCATACCATAAAACAAACCAAGATTAATTGTTTTAGCTTGTGTCCTAGGTATGTTGGCCATATCAGCAACAATCTTGTGGAAGTCTGCGTCACCATCTTTGTATGCATCCACAACATCTTCTACAGAATAAAACCCTTGTAGCGCAGCATAATGCACAACAAGACGTGGTTCTTGTTGACTGTAATCAAAACATCCCCACTTACAATTCTCTTCAGGTATAAATAAACTTCTGATCCGTGGTCCGAGATCCTTGTTCCTTGCAGGTATCTGCTGTAGGTTTGGATTATTCATACTGAATCTTCCTGTCACCGTACCACCACTGTCACCACGTAACTGATTTATCTCTGCATGTATTCTACCTTTACCAGAATATTTTAGTATCGTATCTAAGAACGTAGTGTGTGCTTTATTAATCTCTCTTGCTTTTGCAATCGCTTGTACAATATTATGTGGATGATTAGATAAAAAGTTTTTTGTAAAACTTGGTGCACCTGTTTTTTCTGTTCTATCATAAGGTAAACCTAATTTATCAAACACTTTAGCAATAGATCTTGCAGCCCATATCTGTACATCTTCTTTTGTTTCGGCATAGATACCACCTAACAATCTATTTTCTTCTTCAACCATGTTTCTTTTTTCTTTAGCGGCTCTCTCTACATCTACACGTACTCCTAAAAATCTCATATCAACAAGAACAGGGAACAGTTTAGTTTCCATTTCAAAAATGTTTCCAATATCTTGGTGCATTATTTCTTTTTTAAACTCCTGCCATAGCTCCAATGTTAGTTGGGCGTCACGCTCCGCGTAAGCTCCAACGTACATAGCGGGTAGCTTATACATTTCTGCTTTAGCATCTACACCCCAAGACTTTGCAGCTTCGTATAATTGTGTTTCGTCTTTACCTTTACCAAGATAATCTCTACCACAACCATTCAAATCATATCTAAATCTATTCTCATCTATCAACGATGCGGCTATCATTGTATCTACAATTGTTCCATTTATTTTTAAACCTAATGCTCTTAACCAACATACGTCATACATTGCGTTATGAAATATTTTTGTAGCTGGTGTATTGAGTTGGTCTTGTAACCATTTGAGGACCATCTTACGATCCATGTTACCACCACCTTCGTGTGCGATAGGATAGTATGCACACCAATCGTGTGTTGCTAATGATATACCTACAACATCACCCTCACCTACAACAGAACCAGATCCCATTCTTTTATTTAAGTTTGGATCTTTTGTTTCTAAGTCGATAGCAATTTCATCATACTTACCTAAATCAGGAAAGTCTGTCGGTGGTATCCACTCTGTCTGTGGTTTAAAGATTGGTATCTGCATTTTGTTTCTTCCATTTTTTATGACCCTGTATCCAAGATTCTTCATCTCCATGTTTACATTCTCCGGCTATCGCCATATATGCAGCAGCATCAACGTAAGTGTCCTCTGTTGGATCACCAAATTTTGTTCTAGCTACTTTTAATAAAGCCATCATCACAGCAGCATCGTGTGCCGTTATCTCTTTATCTAAATATGCTGACCATAGTTTACCTATGTTTGCATGATTTACTATTTTATCACCGTAAGTTTTTGCTCTAGGTCCAGCAATTAATTCTTTTGCTAGTTGTAACGCTTCTTCTGTTTTCATATTTTATATCCTTTATAATTATCTTTTGGTCTAATGATATGTAAATGAGTTTTAGTTCTAGTTGCACCAACATAGAACAATCTATTTTCATCATCAGGATTTTGTTCGTAGTTTCTCAATGTGTTTCTTGATAGATCCGTCAGGAGAACTACGTTATCCTGCTCACCACCTTTTACTCCGTGTATCGTTGATAAAATAATACGTGGAGTAGAATTTAATTTCTCACCATTCTCCCTCATCCTTCTTATATACCTTATTTT